GAAGGTGGTGGTTACTTAATCAAGAAGACTGGTGAGTTTGTAAAACCAGCAGATGGGTTCACAGTGGTTGCAACTGCAAACACTAAAGGTAAAGGTTCTGAGGATGGTAGATTCATTGGAACTAACATCTTGAACGAAGCATTCCTTGAAAGGTTTGCAATTTGTCTTGAGCAAGAATATCCACCAGTGACTACTGAGAAGAAAATTGTCAAAGGTGACTTTGCAATCCTTGGTGTCAACGATGATGAGTTTGCAAACAAACTTGTCGACTGGGCAGATGTTATCAGAAAATCCTTCTACGAAGGTGCAGTTGATGAAGTGATTTCAACTAGAAGGTTGGTTCACATTGCAAAAGCATACTCAATGTTCAACGACAAGTTGAAGTCCATTGAAGTTTGTCTTGCAAGATTCGATGAAGATACTAAGGCATCATTCCTTGACCTTTACACTAAGGTTGATGAAGGTGTGAATGTTCAAGAAGAACATATGAATGAATTTCAAGAGGAGAATGCAAATGACGATATCTTCTAAGACCTCACTAGATTCGTCTAGTTCTCCTCGACCTTGTGCATTATGCACTGGGTCATATGAGGGATATGGAAATAATCCACAACCAGTTCTTGAAGATATGAACGATAGGGTTTGTGATGATTGTAATTGGAACAAAGTTATCCCAGCAAGGATAAGGAGTTTTGAAAATGACTGAGTATGATAGTGCAGTCGAAAGACAAAGAATACTACTGGAAGCAGAAGCATGGGCAGATAGTCCTAAATCAATTCTTATACATCAAACTACATCTATGTGGTATGAGACTGAGGACTCTAAAAGAGACTTTGAGAATGGTAGTGTGACAGATACACAATACAATAGTGGTCTCATCGAGAGAACACAGAATGGTAAACTAATTAGAACCTTTGGATATAGAATGACTGGTGATGAACTAATCGATATCTATATTAGAGGTGGGAAATAATAATAGGGGCTACGGCTCGGGTATGGGACAGAGGAACGACCATTACAAAAAAGAACACTTATATTACACGCTTTTGTTTGTATAACTGTTCCTCATCCCACCAGTTTTTTTAGGAGTAGATTATGAAATTATTATTGATGAAAATTTTTTTAGGAGTAATGTTAATTGATGAAATAGTTATTGTTGGATTAATTGCATTAGGTCTAATATGAGTAAATGTTTAGACCATCCAAGAATGGTATTTAAAGGGACACTTCATTACGAAGGTCATTCAGTCACATTCGATATCAAAGATGATTATGTCGAAGTTATGAACGATAATGGTCTTGGAGAAATTACAAACTCTCAAATGGATATTGATAAAGCAATTAAAGAACAAGAAGATTTACTAAAGTGGGGATATACATGGATATAAAATTTAAACCTTGGTCAAGTGCATCTAAGTTTTTCATACCTTTTCATATGGGTATGATGGTACTTACTGCAATCTTGATTTTTTTCATTAACAAAGCAGAGGCATCTGACCCAAACAATGAGGCATATTGTCTTGCACAGAATATGTATTTTGAAGCTGGTAATCAACCACTAGCTGGTAAGATTGCAGTTTCACAAGTAGTTATTAATAGAACTCAACACATGAACTACCCAGAGACAATTTGTGGTGTTGTTTATCAAGCAAAGTGGAAAGAAAACTGGAAAGGTAATTTGATGCCTGTTAGACATCAATGTCAATTCAGTTGGTTTTGTGATGGTAAGTCAGACGACCCAGAGGACTCTAAAACTTGGGTACAATGTTTGACCCTTGCAAGGAATATTCTACAAGGTGCATATGGAGACATTACAGAAGGTGCAACACATTATCATTCTGTATATGTAAATCCATACTGGGCAGATTCATTAAATGAAACTGTAATAATCAACGAACATATATTTTATAAATGAAATCAAAATACAATCCATCTACAAATAGATACGAAAAAATAGGTGAACAATCTAATTGCATATCTCATCAAGAAATTGCAAAAGTACTACATGCAGATGGTAGTTCCTACAAGATGGGAACACTTGTATATGGAACATATGAAGAGATTGAAGAGTGGTGTGAGAAGAATGATATGTGGGTTGACAAATATCTAGACCATGTAAACCCATCGACAATCTACAATACAGCTGAATGGGTTGGTACTGGGATATCAAATCCATTTAGTGTAAGTGTTCCATTTGATTACAGAGAATCTAGAGCAATGGGAACATTCAATACTAGGGGAGTTAATTTAGACAAATGGTAGAATTGATACAAGTATTATTGCAGATGGTAGGATTAATAACTTTAATCTATCTTTTCCTTGCATGGGGATTAAGTGGTGGATTAAAGAAATTCTTTACCTTTAAGAAAAAGAAAACAGATGATGTAAACTCTGGTGCAAAATATGGTTGACAATATAGAGATTCGTGCTATTATAAATATAAGTAGAGATTCATAATATTTGAATCGTTATTAAAACTAAAACTGTGGTATTGTTCCACAAGGAGAAAATATGAAATTTTCAGAAGCTGAGGGCAAGCTCAAAAATCTTGTCAATCAAGAAGTCACAATAGAATATATTGTGAACATCATCAAAAGTATAGATTCACTTAAAGTAAAAACGAATACTATATTTGCACCACAACCAAATCCATATACAGATACACCACTGGGTAATATGTTTGACCCAGACACAGGTGAAAGACTTGTTAAGTCAGTTAAGGATATGAAGGTTGATTTTAGTTATCAAAGATTCTTAAAACTGAGAGCTTTGATAAAAAGACTAGAAGATAACAATGGTGAATTTTCCCCAACAAGAGCATCTTGCATCAATGTAAGAATTCGTTCAAATGGTGAAGAGTTCATTTGGGATGGTCTAAGAAGAGCAGTACTAAGTGGTCTTAAAGATATATGGGAACTTCCTGCTATATCTTTTCATCACAAAGCAAAAACAAAGACTGAACAGAAATCAGAAGAAGCAAAAGACTTTTCATCTTTCAATGGTAAAGGTCAAGAGTCAATGAGAAAAGAAGAAGTCTGGAAAGCAGACTATCTTGCAAAAGAAGATGAAGCACTAGAATTAGGTGATATCATGAAATCATGTAATCTAGATATCCTAGGTGTTTTACAAAATGGTGGATGGAGTCTAGGTGGATTTGCAATATTTCAATCATCAAGTGTTGGTTCTAAGAAAATTAAATCTGAGTATCTAGAACAATCTTCTAGAATTATCCAACAATCATTTACAAATGATAACAGTGTTAAAGGATATTTAATTACTGGTATTGCAAAGTATCTTGAGACTGTAGATAAGTGGTTAGAAGCATGTCATGATGGTGATGATGCATATGATTGTGAGTCAGTTATGGAACTTGATTTAGTTGAAGATGCACTAATTGAGTACACAAAAGAATGGATGAATCAAAAAACAAATCCAACTCAAGCAAAATTGATTTCACCATCTGAGTCGAATCATCAAGTAGAAAGTGCAGCTTTCAATTTTTACAACAAAGTTGTTAGACCAAACTTATCAGATGCAACAGTCAAGGGTATATTGAAAAGACAATTCATTGAAGAGTTTGGATTGGATGCAGATAACTTTTAAACTTGACAGATATGAGTTTTGTGAGATAATGGATATATTATGAGTAAAAAAGTAGATTACAAATACAACGAAGGTGAATTAATCAAACAATTCAAGGAGTATGTTGATAAAACTTATGAACAACATTACTCACAAAACAAGTATCAGGCAACTGAATTTATTATAGATGGTGGTCATGGAGAAGGTTTCTGCATGGGTAATATCTTAAAGTATGCACAAAGGTATGGTAAAAAGAATGGATACAATCGTGCAGACTTAATGAAAGTTTTGCATTATGCATTATTCGCTTTGTATGTTCACGATACAGAGCAAAAATCGTAGGAGTATATTATGAAAATTAGTGAAAGTACATTAGAAGTTTTACAAAACTTTAGTAGTATCAATAATGGTATTACAGTACAAACTGGGAATGAGATTAAAACAATCTCTCCAATGAAAAATATCTTTGGTCGTGCAACACTGTCTGACAATTTTACAAGTCAGTTCTCAGTGTATGACCTTCCAGAGTTTCTTGCAACAATATCATTACTAGGTGATGATGCAGAGTTTGACTTTGGTGAAAAGTCTGTAAACATTAGTGGTGGTGGTGCAAGTGCAACCTACAACTATGCAGATGCATCAATGATTATTTCTCCACCAGAGAAAGAATTGACAATGCCAAATCCAGAAGTTGTATTTGATTTATCAACTGATTTACTTGCAAAATTACAAAAGGCAAGTGCAGTACTATCACTTCCAGACTTAGTATTGGAAAGTAATGGTACAGTGGTTACATTGAATGTTAGGGATAAAAAGAATCCTTCAAGTAATCAGTTTAGTGAAGTCATCATGGATGGTGATGGACAAACATATACAATGAACTTTAAGATGGAAAACATCAAGGTAGTCAAAGATGAGTATACTGTTAAAGTATCATCTAAAGGTCTATCTCAGTTCGTTGCAAAAAATAAAGGACTTGAGTATTTTATTGCACTAGAACCAGATTCAGTATTTGGTTCGTGATAAATACTTCTGTAGGTACTAGACATTGGTATCCAAGGGTGTTCAACTGTTCTCTCTCTGGGGTTGAACTCGGTTCATAATGGTGGGATTATGAGTCATCTTTATAATGAAATGGTGAATGTATGAGTGATGAATTTTTATGGGTTGAAAAGTATCGACCAAAAACAATAGAGGATTGTGTCCTTCCAGCTGATATCAAACAAACTTTCTTTGATATCAAAGATGAAATACCAAACATGATTCTTACTGGTACAGCAGGTACAGGTAAGACTACAATTGCAAAAGCATTATGTGAAATGCACAATTGTGATTATATCCTAATCAATGGTTCTGAGGAAAGTGGTATTGATGTTCTAAGAACCAAAATCAAAAACTTTGCATCTACAGTTTCACTGAGTGGTGGAAACAAGGTAGTAATCCTTGATGAGGCAGATTATCTAAATGCACAATCAACTCAACCAGCACTTCGTGGATTCATAGAAGAGTTTCATAAAAACTGTAGATTTATCTTTACATGTAATTACAAAAACAGATTGATTGCACCTTTGCATTCAAGATGTACTATTATTGATTTCAAGATACCACCAACTGAAAGACCAAGACTTGCATCTGTCTTTATGGCAAGATTGATGGGTATCCTTGATGATGAAGGTATCAAATACAATACAGAAGTTTTACAAGAATTAGTATTGAAGTTCTTTCCAGATTTCCGAAGAACCATCAATGAACTGCAAAGATACTCAGTAAGTGGTAGTATAGATGTAGGTATATTATCTAATATTGCAGATGAAAGTGTTGCAGAATTACTAGGACATATCAAGGCAAAACGATTTACTGATATGAGAAAATGGGTTGCACAAAATGTAGATAATGACCCAGTAAAACTTTTTAGAAAAATTTATGATAAACTTTATGAGGTTCTTGAACCACAAAGTATACCACAAGCAGTTATTATAATTGCAGACTATAGTTACAAATCTGCATTTGTAGTTGACCAAGAAGTCAATATAGTTGCATGTCTAACAGAACTAATGATGGAATGTAGATGGAAATAACTGGTCTTATAATTGTTAGTATTTGTGTAGTGGGTGCATATATGCATGGACACAAAGTAGGTATCAAAAAAGGTGCAGATGCAATGTATTCTCATCTTTATAGTAGAGGTACAAGAAAAAACGATGAAGTAATTGTTAAATTAGAATACGAGGATAGAAGTGGAACTAAAGAGTTCTGATTTTTTTATACAAAAGAATTGTGGGATAGACTATGAGTTTATCACTGACTGGTGTATCAAGAATGAAAATCATCCATACTTTGCACATGACGAAGATGGAATTGCAACACCAAATCAATTTAGTGATAATCTTCGTGGATATGTTCGTGCAGCTAAAGAAGGTTCAGATGTATCTGATATGGAACATAAAATGAGATTTGATTTAGATACAAAACAAGCTCAAGAATTTTATACCTACAATCCATTTACATTTGGATTAAGACCCTTTGCAGATGTCTATTGGAATTTAAATCGTTTCTTTTATAATAATCCTCAAGTAAATGAATCTGGAGAATCATATTATATACATGGATGGTTTAATGTATACACAAAAGAAGAATATGACCACATACCATTTCATAAACATATTGAACAAATGCATCCACATATTTACCATGGGTTCTATTGTGCAAATGTAGAACCATCTACAACAACCTATAGAATAAGTGCAGAACAACCAGAGAGTGAGTGGGTGGTACATCAAGACTATAATGATATGATAATATATTCTGCAAGTGGATTTGAACATGCATCGTCTCCTTGGATGGAAGAAAAACCAAGAGTGACAATTGCATTCGATATATTTCCAGAATCAATTTATTTTGGTGAACAAGATACAGATTATGAATGGAGTTTAGATGGTAAAATGTATCAAGCAATACCATTTCCAAAATTGTGGGGAGAACAAGAACACTAAATATATGTGTTACACAAAGGTAACAACATATCAAATAATAATAACCGCGTTAGGAAGGTGTCTATGAAAAAATACAGAGTTATAAAAACTTATGGTAATGAAACTGGATTATCATGTGCATTTAGACAATGGAAAGCAACTTCTCATTGTAATCTAATACATGGATATGCACTTGGTTTTGAAGTTACATTCGAGTCTACAGAACTAGATGAGAGAAATTGGGTTATCGATTTTGGTGACCTAGGTAAACTCAAAGACTTCCTAAAAGAAACATTCGACCACACCACTGTAGTTGCAGAGGATGACCCTATGTTGAATACTTTCACAGAACTAAGTAACCAAGGTCTTCTTGATTTAAGAGTCATGAAGAATGTAGGTTGTGAAATGTTTGCAGAAGAAGTATTCAATTTTTGTGCATTACATTTAGATGATGATAGGGTTCAAGTTAAGTCGGTAAGATGTTTTGAACATGGAGCTAATAGTGCTGTATTCGGAAATTTTTAGAAGTATACAAGGAGAAGGTCATTACACTGGAGTCCCAACTGTCTGGTTGAGATTCTTTGGGTGTAACCTTGAATGTAATGGGTTTGGACAAAAGAATCCAAAAGACCCATCGACCTATGAATTACCTTACGAAAAGATTGATGTAACAAATATTACATCGGTAGAAGAATTACCAGTATTCAAGTATGGTTGTGATTCATCTTACTCATGGTCTAAGAAGTTTGCAAAGATTCAGAAAAAAGGAACTCCAGTAGAAGTTGCAGAGAAACTACAATCTTTAATTACATCTAAACAATATCACATTGCATTTACTGGTGGAGAACCATTATTGAAAGCTGCACAAAAGAATATCGTAAAGATTATGGAGTGGATGCAACATTACAATATAACTATTGAAACAAATGGAACTCAAGAATTGACTCAAGAGTTTCATAACTATTTCAACTTTTATGATAAAGAATTATTCTTCTCTGTTAGTCCAAAGATATTTGGAACTAGTGGTGAACAAGATGCAGTGAAACCAGAGGTCATCAAGAAATATCATGATTTATCACCACATGGTCAATTGAAATTTGTATGTAATGGTACAGATGAATCATGGGATGAGATTGAAGATGCAATTCAAAAGTGTAGAGATATTGGTATAGAGTATCCAGTATGGATTATGCCTGTAGGTGCATTAGAAGAAACACAAAAAGACAATGCAGCTATGATTGCAGAACAAACAATGATTAGAGGATACAATGTATCTGCAAGAGTTCATTGTTATATTTGGGGGAATCAAATCGGAACATGAAGATGATAACAGACATGAGAGAACAAGTCAGAGGTAAATCTGTACTTCTTTATTCTGGTGGTATGGATAGTCTTATGATTGACTTCTTATTAGAACCAGATGTTCTGTTAAACATTAGTATGAACTCTAATTATGATAAGAGAGAACGAGAGTCATTCCCAAAAGGTAAAGAGATTATCTACTTAGATGATGTACTTAATCTAGGACAATATGAAAGAGACGATGCAATAGTACCAAATAGAAATGCACATTTAGTTTTACTTGCATCACATTATGGTGAACATATCATGTTGGGTTCTGTAAG